CATCAGGCTCAGATTCAGCTTCAGCAAAGACTTCAATCCAGAACTCGCCCGGCCTAATGAAATACATGCGCTGGCTACCCGCAACGGATACAATGACATACGCAGCAAGGGTTGTGAGCGATACCGCCGCCTCGGTCCCTCCATCCGGAACGTCAACAGGAGTCAGTATATCAAGCCCGCCGTTCTCCAGAGTCGCAGCACCCCACGTTAGGTTTGCCGCCGTTGTTGTTGTAACGATAGTGTCTCCACCAGCCCCAGGCACAACAGCCTGCACGTTGAGGCGATATTGCTCAAGACGCCTAACCTCGACGTTAGGGTTTGCAAGAAGTGCTGTTGAGTAGGTTCCGCCAGGAGTGCCCGTGTTGCCGATGGCGGCAGACAGGTTTGATAGGCTAAACTCTGACGTTGCACCAATAAGCACAAGCCACGGGTCCGCCAACGTTCCAGCCGGCGTTCCAGCGTCAACGCCGGACGCAACAAACTCATAGTAAACAGTGTCAATAAGAACCACGTCGCCCGGGGATACGTTTAGCGCCTCATCAGCGTCAAGGTTTCCGCGAGACTTCGTATCACCCTCGTAGTAGTAGAGAGTCGCGCCGTCCGCAATCCATAGGCGCTCCACGCCGGGGGATGCTTGATATGTGATGGATACTGGCGTGTCTTCAGCAGACAAAACGCCTGTTATCGCAGTTTCCGTTGTCCCATCCCAACGATACAGTGTTTGACCGGATGCAACAAAAAGATCGCCGCCAAAGAAGCCCTGTTGCGTGAAGTTTCCACGCATTGTGCCGGACCCAAATGCGCGATACGAGTCAGTTCCGGGGCGGGCAATAAGCGCCGTATCGTCAATTGTAGAAGACGGGTCTTCCTCGAAGAACCTATTGAGTAGCTGCAATTGAACGCCGCCGGCATAGTCCCGGCGCCACGTCGTCCTAGTTAATGGAACTTTGGCCACTTAGTAACCCCTGCCAATATCACCATTGGTGTTGAACGCCGTATCCCAAATGTTGTCTGGGGCGGCACTGCTGTTTTCTGACGTATATCGACCGATAAAGCGCGAGCGGATTTGCTGATACATTTCACCCGTGACGCCGCTAATTTCCTTGCCGTATCGTGGGTTCAGACGAATTGCCAATTCAATGACAAACATATCGTCAAACTCTTCCGGGAATGGCGTCGAAGAAGTACTCAGGAGCGTCGAAACAAGCTGCCAATTGGCAAGGTCTCGTCGATAAAGATAAGTTGTCGTAGAGTTGTTGTCTGACAGTGTGGCCGACGTATTCCCTGCCACAAGGTTTCCGTTGCCGAGTAGCGTGAGCGGATAAGAGGCAAGCGTGCCAGCCACGTCAATGAATGACAGTTTGGCTCCGTCACCCGGCTCCGGCGGAAGCATTACGCTATATGACTGATCCAGCAACAGGTTAACGAACGTGTCCTGCGGTATTGCCCTATTATCAACCAGCGGCGTGAAGTCCTTCAGGATCGTTCCTCGCTGGGGATGAATATTTTTGGTATCGCCAAGCCATACCGTAACAGTTGACGGCCTTGTGTGGCGCTTAATAATGCCATTAAGTATGACAAGCGCCTCGGCTTCCTGCGCTGCTGATGGCGCACGGTCAATGTCTAGAATCTGGCTTTCACGGAAACCGCGTTGAATAATCTGGCTTAGTGTGGACATTTAGCACCTTATTTGCGGTGATATAGATACGATTCCGCGTCAAGCGACATTACATCAATCCCGTATTGTGCGCAACCCAGACGATTTGCAGACACCCATGCCGCCTCATCCGCATTGGCGCCCATATCAAGCGCCCCCAAAGCAACCTCAGAACCGGAGCCAATTGCCATAGGCTGTTTGAGCGGGACTTCGGAAATTCCGTTCATGTCGCAGATAAACAGGGAATCACCAATTTGGACAAGACCCATCCAGTCATCTTCCTTGCCGGCATGAAACTCTTCCAGGCAGTCCGTCTTTATCCAATTTGCGAAATGCTGGCCTGCCGTGACTGATCCGCAATATCCGCCAATAGCTTTGTCGCCCTTGACGATCTTTTCATCCTCATAAAGATGCTGGCCATTGGCAGTAATAGAGCGATCAGCCGCAAATACACCATCTTTGAAGACTATTACTGTCATGGTAAACCCCTAGTCACTGTTAGGCATACCGTACCCCGGAATAGCGCCGACTTCTACGGCTTTCTCGAACATTTTGCGTGCAGACGTTGCTGCGTGCACCTTCTCCCCAGATTTGCGTAGTGCGGCTTGCAGTTCTTTCTTTGTGTGTCCGCCCCACGCATCCGAGCCGTCTTCAGGCTTTGGCGCATCAGGCTCAACAACGTCGTTTGGATTTTCAACCCAGCCGGCAGGAACGTCATTCTCAGACTGGAATACGCCGGAAGCGCCTTCTGGACCGTATCGCCATGCCGGCCAAAATACCTTATTCTTATTTGCCATCTATCAAAGCCTCACCTTCGAGCCAATAGATCAACCAACAAAAGGATGATCCCCAAAAACACATGATTGCGTAAATTATGTTCTCAGTCATACCAATTCCTCCATTGGTATGACCAAGGTAATACCTATTATTTAAACGTCAATAAGCAATCCGAAATTGGTTGTTTCTCCAACAGGTCCGGATTCCATCACCCTGACAAAAAACGTGCCAGAAGATACGGTGTCCTTGATAAAGACATGCCCATCTTGTTGAGCCTGCGGGTTAAACGAAAGGACAGCGTTTTCGTTTGTTGGTGCGGGACCGGCGGTAACGGCAAGTTGCCACGGTCTGCTGGTGCGGTTCCGAATTTGCAGATAGTTAGGGTTTACCGCAACCGAGGTCCAGCCGCTTTCGGGCGTAATTGCAACACTTGAGGTTGTAAGGGCCATTGGTTATTCTCTTTCTTGAGTTGAGAAGTTACGGAGCAACGTAGTGTCCTGCTGTGCCATTATCGGGTATAGAGAAGTTGGCCGTAATAGTCAATACGTCAGTTCCCGGCAAAAACGAAAATGTAGTCAGGCCAGACATTCCTGTGTCGTTATTGTTCCGTCTCGATATAAGCGCTCATCACGTCGATACCCACAATAGACGCCGTGGCGTTATTCGTGCGAAAACCCCAGGGGATGGCCAGAAGGACAGTGGCGGTGGGCACGACTGCCGCGCCTCCGCTTACTGTTCCGGTGGCGGCATTGCCCGTTCTAAGGTTCGTGACCTCCCAATTAATGTCGGTGCTGGCAGGCGAACTAAATAGAGCAAGCTCATAAGGGTCTGTGCTAGTGGTCACCGGGAAGTTTACGCCCAATGGAATCGGCGCCTGTGCGGTTGTTCCGCCGTAGTAGATGGATAGTTCCGTTTCACCAGCATCATGTCCGACGCCGATACAGTTAGTAAGATTTGCGGGCGGGAGGTTGGTTGGGGTGAAGGCTTGGCGCGCGCCCATAAACATGCGAGCGCCTGCGACCAACGATGGGTCACTGATACCGAAGCGAAGGATATAAGTAAAACCTCCCAAGCCCGCGCCATCGCCCGTTGTGTATTGTGGTGACGATGTCCATTGCCCCACCGTTCCGGCTGTCGCGCTGGTCTGGTATCCCAGCCTACGCATACGGGTGAACATGTTAGTCGCGGCTACGTTTCGGGCAGTTGTGGTAAAGCCAGCTGTGAAAACTGCATTAAAGCCGAAAACACCCGGCAAAGTAGTTGCGTTGCCGGGTGGACTCCAATAGCCAATTTTCTTCTGCGCTAAGAGTGGCTGCAACGCGCTGCCTGCCCCAGATGGACCAATAAACGCTGGTAGTTGCCTGCCCGCTATCTCTTTCCGGAATACGCGAACAGTGCCCGCTGGCGGGGCCGCTGGATTGGTGACCGTCAGGTTCAGGGGGTCCCCCCCAAGATACAATTCCGTGAAGTTGTCATTAGCCTTAATCATGGCGGTGCGCAGGGGGTCCCCTGTGCCATCATTTGGCGCGGCGCCTACGTTGATTGTTTGTTTGACCATAAAACTGCTTAACTCTCGTCACATGTTACAAGTGTAGTGTCTACCGTAATGACCGTGCTGTCAACGGTGATGCTAAGGATCGTTTCGTCGAACAGAATACCTACGCGCGTGGGGTCAGTTACCGACGTTGCCAGCGCGGCTCTGACATAGAAATATCCCGTCGATGCCGTGTCTTTCTCGAAAACAATACCGTCAATTTCTTGGCTGTAGCTGTCAAACGAAAGAATATCTGGCTCGGATGGAACGCCAGGAGAAGCCAACGTTGCTACCTGGAATGGCCGTCCGTCTCGACTCCGAATTGCCAGATACACTGGATTGGTGGCGACCAAAACCCAGCCAGTGTCTTTTGTGATGGAGATAGACGTTGTGACCAGAGACATTGCAGTCTTCCTAGATAAAACTTGGCCCCAATGTATCTCTACACCGGGGCCAAGTCAAGCTATATGGTTAACAGCGATCAGAAGCCGTTAATGCGGACAATCTTCGAGCGACCGTGCGCTTCAACGTTTGTCTGGTATGCCGAGTCGAGGCGGCAGGATACCGTACCATTATCGCCGTTCGAGTAGCGGTGCATACGCATGGAGAGCGGGACGCCCTTCATTTTGCGCGTAGCATTCTCACCCGAAGGAAGAGTTTCCAGCGATGCAGTTTCGACGCGGATTGCTTCGCGCGCGACGATAGAACGAACCACATGGCTCGTGCTGGCGCCTTGCAGGAAGGTCACAACCGCTGCGTTAGCAGGTGCGGCATCGACGGTTGCATGTGCGTTGTTCACTCCGACATCACCAATTGGCGAAGACGGGTCTTGCACAACGATGGCTGGGTAGATGCGAACTTCCGCGTCACCCGTGCCGTCTGCGGTTACTGCTCCAACAACGCGGAACTGCTGAAGGCGGCCAATGCTGGCACCCTTGCGGTTATCCCATGCGTTAACGCCGGCAATCGTAAAGATTGCGCCGTCTTCGATGGTTGCGTTAGCGCCAAGTCCTGCCAGGTTAAACGTCTGGGTCAGGAAGTTGCCGTTAGTCGTCTGGGACTGAGCAACGGCACGGTAGTTCACGTTCTGCGAAGCGCCATCGACAGTGCCGTTGGTGCGTGTGCCAGCAACCTGAACAGGAAGCTGTTGGGTGAACATCACCTTCATGCCAAGCAGGTCTTTCACGGCGCCCGAAAGCGTACCGAGAATGGTTTCCTGCGTGCCACGGTTGGCAGTCGTAGTCTCAAGGAGATACTTCGACAGGGCTGGGTAGTCGCTATAGGAAAGAACCGCAAACATAGTGCCGTCTGCAACGCCTTCTTCTTTCAGGCGGACATATCCGGCCTGAAGTGCTTCGATGGAGTTCACTGCGTTACCGGAAACACCAGTTTGGTTGTTACCTGCGCGTGCAGTGAAAGAAAGCACGTCTGCGTCAACGTCTTCACCAGCATTGCGACCGATTGCCTTAAGGCGCTCGTCTTTCATTGCCATGTCAAGATCGCGAACGCGGCTGAAGTCTTCGTCGAAGAAGTCATAGCCAATCAGCGAGTTAAGCTGGAAGATTTCGGCACCTGCAACAGTGTCCTGCTTGCCAGCGGAAAGGTCAGCCACGTTACCAGTTGTGCGGCGGCTGTTGTAGCGAGGGGAGACGCGCTCGATAACCTGGAAGCGGTTGAGCGGGCCAATCTTGCTCGAACCACGATCCATCCAGCGCATCAGTTTGGACGCGACAAGCGTGTTTTCCATTGATGCGGCGATAGCGTCGGTGACGAGAGCCAGTTGAGGATAGTTGTTAGCCATTGTATTTTAATTCCACGGGTTGTTGTTTGATTTTAGAAGCTTCTCGTAATTGGCGTCAGCGTCCGAAGTGAACTTGCCGCCAGTTCCGCGAGGCTGCTGGGGTGATGGTTTAGCCTTGGTTGTCTGCGAAGCCACTTTGGACTTTGCGGCCAGCCGAGCCGAGATTTTACCAAATTCAAGGGCTTGGCCCATCGGATCGAGGTCCGTGATACTCTCCAGCGCGTCAGGATTTTGCGCTAGGTGATAGAATACGTCTTCCGCATTCGATAGTCGCACTAAATGTTTTAGAGCCTCCGGTGCAGGCGGCATCGCTTCTAGAGCGTCCTGAACAGTATCTTGGAAGTCAGAGTATTTGTCAATACCCCTTTTTCCAACATCATTTCCGACGGACTCAAGGTCAGCATTCTCGCGCTGCCGCCTTGCAGACTCGCCTAGTTCGCGAGTTGCGCTGGATGCTCGCTCCTCGGCCTGCTTTAGAATAAAGTCGTCTCGATGATCCATCCAGTCGCTAAGAGCCGCTTCATACTTCTCGTCCCAACGGCCAAGGTCAAAATCAGCCGGATTTGGCTTCTTTGGTGCGGCTGCAACCGCTTCCTTGTTTTCTGGAGACTTGCTGCTTGCAAGCGCGCGGACCTGATTCTCGAGTTCCTGGATGCGGCTTTGCGATGCAAAACTCTCACGCTCCGCTTTTCTGCGCTTAAAGGCTTCCTTAGCTGCCGCCTTGTTGGCCGCAATCTGCTCTGCGCTTTCAACAACGCCTTCGCTGTCATCATCGTCCTCTTTGATTTCAACGTCATCGGCTGGGGTCAGACTTGCCTCCGCCCCCTCAATAACTTCATTGTCTGCGGGAACGATAAATTCGCTTTCGTCTGGTGTGTTCTCAATAGTCATTCCGTAGTACCTCCGGTTGGGTTTGGAATTGGAGTTGCATTAATCTTCTGAATTTCCGCCAGAACTTTTTCTGTCTGAGCGGCCAACAGTTCCATCTTGGATTCCATCTCTAGAATCTTAGCTGTACTGGTGATTCTGTCTTGCTCTGCTTTGGACAAACGCTCCTGTGATTGGGCGCGCTCAGATTCGGCGGTTGCAAGTTTTTGTTGAACGTCAGCAAGTCTGGCTTCAGTCTCGGCCTGCTTCTTTTCAACGTCAAGTTCGGCGCTACGCATTTGAAGCATGACCATTTTTTCTTCTAGTGCCGCCTGCTTTTCAGCTTCGGCGGCCATCGCGGCCTGCTCCTCTGGCGTCAAGTCTTCCTCTTGGCCAGTTCCGGTGCGCTCACGAAGCGCCTTGGAAAGCTTCTCTGTTCCGGGGACGTTTAGCAATTCGATCAGTTCTGGCGCAACCAGACCCATCAGTTCCGGGTTGGCGTTGAACATTGTCTGATAGAAGTCGATTGCCTGCACGCGCTGGGTTGCTGCGCTTGGTCCGGTAGCAGTGTCTACAGAATACTTGCCAAGCGTAATGTCAATGCTTTCCGGGTTCTCTGGATCATTGAGAATTGCCTCTTTGATCTTTCCGTCCTCGCCAACGATCTTGATGATGCGTGGTGCGTCATAGACGTATGGGATAAGCTGGTTAATGAGACGATATACTTCGCGCTTGGCGGCTTCCATCGTTTCATCGTAAATGAGTCCGCCCGTGTCGGTGATATCCATTTGGTGTTCAAGGGAAATGCCGGAAGGCGCCCCCATACCACTGGCCAAGCCTGGCCGAATGTCAAAGATATCATTGATAGACTGTTGTGCTGCTTCAGTTTCGATGATGGCGGCTTGGTCAACAGGCGGTGGCGAAATCTGCATTGGTGCTGGCCCGCGATACTTCAGAACTCCACCACGAAGGCGGTGAGCATTCTTGTACTGCTTTTCCTGCTCAGCCGAAAGCGCGTCTTCCTGCGCTTCGTACTGCGCACGGTTGCGGAACACAATGCGCTCAATCCGGTCAGATTTGACGTAATTATAGAACGTCAGCGCGTCGCGGGCATTGTAAATCATACCAAACCGCTCCATGCGGTCTCCGGTATAGATGCACCAGGCCGGAACGCGAACGAGTGGAACGCGATCTACTTCCATTTCGTATGGCTCGCCAAGTATGTCAGAGCCGTTCGTCAGAACGCCTCTAGCGTACTTGCACTTCGCAACGCGGGATTTGTATTCCCCGGTTTTTTGGTTTCTGACTACTGTGTCAAAATCACCATCTTCGTTTGGATCAGTCTGGTACTCTTCCGGTGGAGTGTCGCCAATATCTACCACATCGCCGTTCGTCAGCAACGCCAAAGTCTTGTCGCGCTCATGCATTGTCCATACAAGAGCAATACGAACCGTATCTTCGTTAATCCACCCCTGAAGGTTATCGGACTGTCCGTTGACCATAACGCCGCTTGTATTTGTCAGCGTGTGCGCCGGGTTCTCACCAATGCTTTCGACCGGATAATCAGGGAACATTGCCTCATAATCCTTGCGGGTGAGGTTGGTTTCCTTCATTACGTGGCGCGCGTCCTTGCCGGTTGGCTCCTGGGACATTGAATCCCAGATGACGCTCCAGCTATTTTGATCCGTGCGAATGAAAATATCCGTCTCAAACACGTCATTGTTGGCGTATTCGATGGTTACTTCGTAGTTGCCGATACCGCCAATAAGCTGCTGCTGCGAGATTGTTGCGTCTACAACCTTGATATCGCTGTTCATTTCGACGTTGCGGATCAATCCCTCGCGGATTTGAGCAATGCCGTCATAACGCTTACCTGGATTGACTGGTGTAACCTTTGGTCCGATTGCCTTACGCGCACGAGCACCAAGGCGGTGACGAAGTAGTGATGGAACCTGATTAAAGGTCATGGCGGGAATATTGTTGTCAACGCGCCACTTGTAGTCTTCAGCCGGCCACTGATAGCCAGCCGCATAGCGAGTGTCTTGAATGCCCCGGTCACGGTTCTCGCGGTCAAAGTCAAGATCGTTCTGCCGGGTTTCCATAACCCACTTGCAGAAGTCATCTTTACTGTCGAATCCTTCGAGAGTAATTTCGTTTTGGTCTTTTAACGGCATTTAGGCCATCCATCCTGTATTGCTTGGCGGCACGCCGGCTGGGCTGTATGTGCGACCTATGCTAGAGTTAATATCACCGCCTTCAATAAGTTGCAACGGCTGAACGAACTCATCGGCATAAGTCAACCCTACGGCATCGAAAAGGTCGTGGGATCGAGTCTTCAGCTTCTTTTTAGGCACAAGCTGGTAGTCGCCCTCTTGGTTAAGATATTCGACCTTAACCGAGCAAAAGTCAGACTGGATTCCCTCCTCGTCCGGAAGGTCAAGCCCTTCTGGAGACTCCATTGCATCCTTTAGGCGCATTGCCATCTCAGCCTTGCGGTTGCGTGGGCCTGGCTTGTCGGGGCGACGCAACTTGTGCTGGCTCACACCGCCAAACAGAACTCCGCGAACAATTTCGCTATATCGCGGATCATCGCGCAGTGCGGAACACAGTGCATCACCGTTACCGCCACCGCCGGCGTCAATAAACACACGGTCAGGCTTCCAGTCCTCGATCATCGCTTTGATGAACTCAAGTCCCTCATTGAATTTTACTTTGGTGCGGTGCGTTATTTTGTGCACTTTTCGGCCCTGACGAACAGCAATTGTAAATCTGTCGCCACCGCCAGATGCAGGGTCAACCCCAATGACAATGGAGCCATGAGCCTTGATATTGGCTTTTCGGCTTCTCGTCACGTCGATTGGCGAGATAAACGCATTATCGTCAATTGCGGCGAAGCAGTCAGAAACAGTGAGCGGATACTCACGGGAAAACTTAATGATGTTGCGTGGACCGCCCATGCGCTTTCGGCGCCATGCAATCTGACCAAGCGTCAGGCCGTTTACCTCCATCAGTTCCGATTCGGATGGGAAAATTGGGTTTTCTCGCTCAGTTGACGGCTCGAAGTCTGCGCCTGGATCAGAATAGCAAAGCGGGTCTTCTGACCAAGGGACAAACGTTAGCTGATAGTCGGATGCGCCCTTCATTGTATCCATGCAGCGTTCGTAAAAGTCGCCAAAAGGCTCCTTTGCCGTAGATTCCAGCCAAATTTCGGTTCCAGGCATATCTGACACGCAGTTACCAATGCCGGACATACTGCCTTCGAGGTTTGGAGCGTATGCCGCCTCAGAAAAGTGCAGGAATGAAACCTCGTCGCCTCGTCCGGCCTCGTCGTTTTCAGCAGAGAAAACGCCATATCGGCTATCCATACCGTCAAATTCCAGACCCTTGACGTTGGAGACACCAAGCGGGGGAGCGAACGGATTGTGTTCCTGGAAACGCTTGACGATGCGGTAAAGTGCGTTGGTTGACTGTGATACGTGTGCCATAATAGCAACAGACGCGCCGTGATGCAGCGTTGCTTTGTTGTATCCGCGAGCAAGAATGTAAGTAGATGCGCCACCGCGTCGGTACTTCAACACAATTTGCCTGATCTTACCCGTTTCGCTTCTTTGCTTTTCAGCGGCGTTGTGCACAATACGCTGAAGGGCATTGAATTTCAAAGGGACTAGCTGGCCAGCCTTATCGCGTATCTTCAGGCATTCGTTTGCGTGAAGTTCAATATTGTTACGCCATTCTCCCAGCTTCCGCAAAACAGCGGCGTCGGTAGAGAATTCGTCAGGATGCTTCAAATTTTCCAAATAGTCCTCCGGTGAGCCGCGCCATCGAGTCGGTTAGAATGGCAACACACGCAGCGGGAGGTATGCGTGGACGGCACGGCTCACAAGCAAAGTGCCACGTTAACCCTGTGTAGTCAATTCCGAAAATTGTGAAACGCTATAGAGTCTCTAAGTAACTAGATTCAACGCTAGAGAGTCTACTAAGTTACTAGAGTCTAAGGTCTATGTTTGAACCAGAGGCTAGGGTTGGAGGTATAGGGGAAGAAGCCCCAGCCTTTCGGCCAGAGTTGCTTCCCGAACCTTAGTGCCATGTCCGAACCTGTCGGCTGAGGGCGCCTCGGTGCTTAGGTAGGGTGCAACCCCCTAAACTTGCGATCTGCTTCACAGAGACTTTGCACGTCCCTGGCCAGTATTTCCCCCTATCGCTTTCGGGCGGGGATGCTAGAGGCTGGCGCCCCACGGTTCTAGCTAATGGTTTCCCATTATAGCGCCCCGCCGTCATGGCTTGAAGAAAGCCGTAGTTTTAACCGACAACGCTACTCGGACAAGATTGCATGCTGTACTAGGATTTACAACATGCTATTTTGCATACCAGCGTTGCAAGATTGCATAACTGCATGGCATGGGATATGCTATACTAATCTGCTAGGGAGTTTCCATGTCATTCAAAAAACCGCCAATGATTATCGACGGGCCGGCTGGAATGCAGGATACGTCTAAGTTTTCTCGCCTTGCAATTTTGCAGGTGTTCGAGAATATCGGCGGGATTGAGAAGTTCACCGAGGTCGCAGAGGAAGACCCGCGTTGGTTTTTCGAGAAGATGTTTGGAAAAACGGTGCAACCAGAAAAGGTGGAAGTCACGCGCGACAAAAGCGTTGCTGAACTTCTGGCGGAACTGGATAGCAAAATGGTAAATGTAACGCCGGGGAAACGCGATGAAATTGGCGAGGAGTAATGGGCGCCGAAAGTGCCTTATTGATTTGCATGACAAAACAACGCTAAAACTAGTTTCTGAGGCAGTGTCCAGGCACAAGGGCAAAGATGTTGATCCTAAAGACTGTAGAAGCGACGCAAAGACAATCATTTCTGCATACGTTCTCGGTCAGGACGTTCGCACCGCAGCGCAAAGATTATTAGCGTGGTGGTGTATTGACTGTGGAATGGATACGCTCTACCTAGACAACACGACGGAGAAAACTGTTGCGCGTGTTCTAATGCCGGCTAAGGCTGGTTACGCTGCTTTGGAGGCAATCGAAAAATATGGAACTGGTCACGGAACAGGCCAACCAAAGAGTTTGCACCAAGTGCAAAACATCAAATATTTGGAGCAAAAATATGGCACGTCACGCGCTCTCCCGAAATCGGGAAACGCCGAAATTATTCCTTTCTCAACTACGTGAAAAACTAATCTATGTCAGGAGATCACTGCGCTTTGTCGAAGTGGCTACTGGAAGGCCAATGCCGTCATTCAAGGATGTTGTTCCTTACGTGCGAGAAAACTTCCCTGACTGCGAAGACCCAGAAGGCGCTACCGGAGAATTTATCGAAGGGACGCACTACGAGTCCTGCGACGACTTTCGTTTCTTTCCGGGAGGCCCAAGACTTTTTTCTGAGAACGGCACCGATTATATCAATCTATGGACCGGATGGAACGCTGAACCTGGAGACATAACCCCTTTTCTGGAGTTGACGCAGCACACGTTTGCATCGTCACCAAAAGATATCGAGTGGCTATTGGACCTGATCGCGTGGCACGTTCAAGACCCGATGGTGCATATTCCTTTTGCCGGAGCAATCACTGGCGAGCGGCTTCCTGCTGACCTGTGGGTATCTGCAATTTACGAAGCGTTCGCGCCGTGGTCAATCAAGTTTGGAATTATCCACCTGCGTTCGACAAACAAGGCGTGGATGCGAAATGCTGTCATTGGCGTGCTTAATGGAACCGGCAACGGGCTGGAGGATCGAATTGGCGGTCAGGTTCTTTGCCAGATGATATTATCCCCAGACGCTCGAGTAATTCACGACGCCCAGCGGCAAAGGTCATTCTCTCGAAATGAAGTTAGCCGTATGCTTGTCCTGCTGACTCTTCCGAAGGGCCAAGATAGGTTGTTGCAGAATGATGACCTGTTTTATAGTATTCCAGCACGCAAATGCCCACCGGAAGTCATATCAAGGTTTCACGAATGGGTGAATGATGGAAACGCCAGGTTTCTTGCTGACTGGTTTCTGAAAAGAGATGTGAGCCAGTTTGTTGTTCCCGCTGCCGCGCCGCTTACGCAGGCTTCAAGGGTTGCCAGCCGTGAGCGCATGAAGCCTTTTGCCCGACTGGCGCATGAGATGCAGGAGTCAAAGGAAAACTATATTGCGCACTGGATCAGCGATGCATTGACATGGGCGTCTGAGATGACAATGCCGACTTCCAGCGCGTCAAAGGCAACGCAGGAATATGCAAAGACGATTCTCAGGACTTTTCCAGATGTGACTGTCCGTCCTTGGTACACGTCAGACGAAATTACACTGATGTTCCCAGACCTGTTTTCCCAATACCCGGAAATCAAACGCTGGAATGGCGTGAGTCCATCGCTTGTTAGCAATGATTTGCGTGCCGGCGGACTTCCAATGCTCGCGCCGGACAATGGATCGGCAGGGTTCTTGCATAATGGAAGGCTCAACAACTACTTCGTGGTGTTTGACCAAGAAAAGTGGCTCAAACCGATAAGCCAGGAAGAATTCGAGAAGCAAATGAAGGCGTGGCCGACATATCGAAAGTACGTAGAGGGCAAAAAATGATAAACGACATAATTCTTTCGCTGTTTGATGAATCTGGTAATGCGCTCAGGCCGTGGGCCGAGGCCGGGTTTGTGGGCGTCGCCTACGATATCATTAATGACTGCAAAAAAGAAAACTTTGATAACGATGGAACAATCTATTACTTCAACGAAGACCTATCAAGCGAGCGAACGGTGCGCTCAATATTCACCAACATGCGACCATCACTTGTAATGTCGTGGAGTCCCTGCACAGACCTGACTGTTGCCGGCGCAAAGCATTTTGCAAAAAAGTTGGAAGAAGATCCTGATTGCCAGGATCGCGCTGTTCGTATGGCCCGCCATGTTGAAACCATTGCTAACGAATTTAATGTGCCGTGGATGGCAGAAAACCCGGTTGGAGTCCTATCAACAAAGTGGCGCAAGCCAGACGCTTACTTCCACCCTTACGAATATGCGGGATATTTGCCAGAAGACGACGAACATCCACGCTATCCTGAAATCATACCAGCGCGTGATATTTATGCGAAGAAAACCTGTATCTGGCACGGAAACGGGTTTATCATGCCAGAGCGCAAGGAAATAGTTCCCGAATCGCTTGATAACCCTGGATGGAAGAAGCTGGGCGGAAAGTCAGAGCGGACAAAGCGCATACGCAGTGAGGGGCCGCGTGGTTTTCTCAAAGCTGTGTATTTGGCAAACAGGAGTCACGTACTTGGCAGATACAAGAAAACCTTCATGGATAGCTGACAGAAAAGCCTTCCCCAAGTGGGTAAGAGTTGAGGTATGGCAGCGCGCAGGCGGAATGTGCGAAGCAGACGGGTGTGATAGTGTCGGAAAAGACTTTGACCACATTAAGCCCGTATCAATGAACGGAGAATCGACGCTAGAGAATTGTCGCCTTTTGTGTCGGAAGTGTAATGCAGACAAAGGAAAGTGGGAGGCAAAACAAGCCGCTCTTTCTGACAAAATGGGCGGACGCACAGGGCAGTATGCCAGGCGCGCTCGCAGGAAGGCCAAGGGCATTTCTGGCCAGATTAGTAAGAGAAGTTTCAACACCAAGTTTAGGAAAAAGTTAGATGGTACAGTCATTCTCAAAGAACTCGAAGAAAGCAATTTTGTGCGCGACAGTGATAGCCGCAACCGAGGAGGCATTCGGCCTATCGAAAGGTTCGCTGGCCAAGAAGACGAAGCGGATGAAGATTGCTAAGCCACGTCATATCGCGGCGTATCTTTGCCGGAAGCACACAAATCAATCATTCCCACAAATTGCTCGAGCGTTTAACTACGCCGACCACACCACAATGATTTACATTATGAAGGTGGCTCCAAAGCTTTATGACGATCCTGAGTACGCAGCGAAGATTTCAGAGATTGAGGACGCTATCCTAAATGGCTGAGGGGACAATCTGGCTAAGGCGAGAGGGCGACGGGCTGGCTCCAATAGACCTAGAGGGCCGGCAGCTTATGGGACTAATGGACGAGGGCGCATTGGTCATGGTTCACGCAAAGTCTCCACGCAACCCGCGCCAGCATAGGTTGTTGTGGAGGCTTGCGCGCCTTGTGTTTGAAAACAGTGATGACTTTGACAGCGCAGAACACGTTGTCGAGCAAATCAAAATAGGAACCGGGCTTAGCGACCGAATCCTATTGAATATTCCTGGGGTTGGTGATGTTTGGCAGGTTCGCGGCCAGAGTATTGCGTTCGAGTCGATGGCCCAGAGCAAATTTGCTGAGTGGTTCGAGTTGGCGTTGGATTATGTGGTGTGTGAGTTACTTCCGGGTGTAGATCGCCCGTCGGTTGTCAAAGAGATAGAGAAGGCGGTGGCCCCCACGCCGCAGCGCAAGGGCCGATAGTTTGAGCCGATAGTTAGCCTTTTTCGGCTCGCGCGGCCAGTGACGCCATGACGGACGCATATAGGGCGTCGTTTTTGGATCGGTGCTGCTTCAGCAAGTCCTGCAAGATATCCTCGTCTTCCGGCGAGAATCCCTTGATCGTCTGGAGCATGGTGATGACTTGTGCCGAAACCTGGTCAAGCAGGATGAGAAGTTGGACGACAGATTGAGCGTTCATTATTCGATAATCCCTGCATCAATGAGGACTTGGAGAACTGCTGCAACCTGCAACAGTGCGGATTCGCTTGCAGACCGGCCTTCAATCAGTCGGTTTGCATCGTATAGCGCTCGAGCGGACTCTAGGCCATCGTTTGCCGCCTCAAGTAGTGGCATAAGTTGCCGACTCTGGTTGGCGTCAATCGTTCCCATCACGGCGGCTGCATTGATAGCAGACAAGGCTGCACCATACGCCACTTCAGCAGTAAGCAGTGCTTTTTCGTCGTATGAGCCAATTTGCTCTTGATTGCTTGTGGCCGCAAGTGTTGCGCATCCGGTAATCGGCATAAACGCAAGCGCAGCGGCGAGTAGTATTTTTCTCATTTCTAACCTCATTCTATTGCGAGCCATCACTATACGGCACGAAAGTTGCTATTTCAATCAAATGTTTTGTTGACATGTGCAATATCGGGTAATATACAAACATTGTAAACGGGAGTTTTTACATGAGTACTATCAAGTGGAAAGAAGAGGACGTGGCTCGCTGGCAAGAGAAGATTGCCGGCGGAATGACCATGCGCGGAGTCGCCAGGGACGAAAACATATCAGCAGGAACCATTGCTGGTGTGTTTAAGCGTCATGGAATTAAGACGCCAAGAAAGACCAAAAGACAAGATGACGCTACCAAAGAATGTATACTGAAGCGTCGTCGTATTCCAAAGCGACCAGACCAAGACACGCCAGAGCGTGACGGCCCATCACTAATCGAATTGGGTCCGAAGCAGTGCCACTTCCCGGTAACATGGGACAAACCATTCAAATTTTGCGGAGAAAAAACCAATGGACTCACAAATTACTGCCAACACCACTACGAACGATCTGTCAGAGCAGAAACCCCACCTCTCAAGCTTAATGTTGGAAGCCTTGACAAGTCTATCATCCGGCAAGCGGCTGGCTGAAATCTCAAAAGAAACCGGGATATCGACGGCTCGAATTTCAATCACAGCGCAGGCCCTTGGAGTCAAGCGTGGAGTGTTTGAGGAAGTGCGTGACGCGGTGCAGCTTGTGCAAAGCGGCGAATGCACTGTTTCCGAGGCGTCCAAAAAGACCGGGGTGTCCAAGTACCGTATATACTACGCAATTCGCGAGCAGCTTGGCGACGAGACTCCGCGCAAGCTATCGAAGGCAGTGAATAAGGATCGTGCGGACGTTATGTCATACCGGCGCGATTTTGGCTTTACAATGAAGCAAATTGGCGAAGAATTCGGGCTAACACGTCAGCGAGTTCACCAAATTCTCCAGAAACGCGAATTGCATGTAAAAACAGGGGCTTGGGATGAGTAATTGGGTTTTGACATATACAGGCCGTAAGTTCGACTTCAACGATTTGATGAATAACGACATACAGATAGTTGATATTGCGCACGCCCTTTCGATGACGTGCCGGTATGGTGGCGCCACGAAATACTTCTATTCTGTCGCGCAGCATTCGGTATATTTGGCAGAGAAAATTCTAAAAGATACGAACGATCAGTTTTTAGCTTTTGATGCTTTGATGCATGACGCCGAAGAGGCGTATGTTGGCGATATGAAAACTCCGCTGAAATCTATGATTCCGGTGTTTTCAGAAATAGCACTTCAGGTTGACAAGGGTATTCGCCAAAAGTTTGCGCACCTTAACCTGGCCAGCGAGATGCAGGAAAAAACCAAGGAGTATGACCGCCGAATTCTTTTGGATGAGCGGAAGGCACTAATGATGCAGTCTGAACACAAGTGGGACATGGAATCGGACGGGACTAAACCTCTTGGCATATATATTGAACCTTGGTCTCAAGCCTGTGCCAAAATGGAATTTTTGGTAATGTTTATGTTTTTGACAGGAGGGCGACATGAAACTCGAGGTTGGTGAATATTACAGGACGCGCAGCGGGACTAGGGCGAAAATCCAGTTTTACGACGGCGAAAGCATCTATCCCTTCAAGGGTCAGTATTATGATATTTCGTCTGGTTTATGGGTGGACAGTTCCTGGAGGGAGAATGGATCATTTTACATAGATTCCCTTGGCGTGAAATTTGAGTTACATTGGGATATTGTAGAAAAATTGCCGATATGCGTGAATACTAACGTGGATGTAGACGTAGAGACAAAGGTGAAATCTGTTTACGGAGACACGAGATCAATAAAAATCACAGAAGATAGCGAGGAGCGCAAGAATACGCCAATTGCAACAGGCGTTCTGGACTACTTTCCCCTGACAATGGCGGCTTTGGCGCGACTCTCTAAGACCGGCAATGATAAGCATAACCCTGGCCAGCCGCTTTACTGGTCAAAAGATAAGTCTAACGATCATGCGGACTGTATTGTCCGTCACCTTATCGACCGTGGCAAAGTCGGAGACGACGGAACGCCACATTCTGTATCACTGGCCTGGCGCGCGCTTGCGCTATGCGAAACTGAACTGGAGAGCAAATAATGAGCCTTAAAAACGGAATTAACTCAAATGAGACTTAAAAACGGAATTAACTCAGCAATAAAAGGCTGCTTCGGAGCGTCAGTGGACGCTGGAGGCAAGTCATACTAATGTTGCAGATAGCCGAAACTGTTCTGGTTGTATGCATCGGCATGTTTTTGCTGACAGCCCTGTTTTCCAGAAATTGTTACCCAAAATCAGAAGCCTGGTACTTCTGGATTCTCATTAACTTCTTGGCGTTGGTCTTAGGAGTCGTGTCACTTTTCGCAATACCATTAATCTTTATCTGGAGGTAACGGGAGACGCATGAGCGATAATCCAATAAAAGATTGGGTAGCTGTAGGCCCCCACGTTCTTTTGCGTGGAGATTGCCTGGAGATCATTCCGCTTCTGTCAAGCGTGGATCATATAATAACGGACCCGCCTTATGAAAGGATAACCCACGAAGCTAAAACAGCAGGCGCACGTAATGTGCGCAAGGATGGAGGCCCATCGAATCGCGATATTTCCTTCGACCATGTGGAAAACATGAGAGATGATATCGTCGAGAAGGTGTACGCGGCATCAAACGGCTGGGTGTTGCTGTTTTGTTCTCCCGAAGGCGTGGGGCGCTGGGCAGACTCTATCAATGCAAGTCCAATGAAATACAAAAGGGCGTGCGTATGGGTTAAGCCTGACTCAACGCCGCAGATGAACGGCCAGGGTCCGGCTATGGGAGCCGAGATGTTTGTCGCATCATGGGCCGGCGCCGGATACGCAAAGTGGAACGCTGGCGGTAAGCGTGGCGTCTACACACACCTGACAAATCCGTCAGGCCGTCACGGTGGACACCCTACAGAGAAGCCGGTGGCATTGATGAAAGAGTTGGTCGCAGACTTCACCGAGGCTGACCAAACCATACTCGACCCATTCATGGGTAGCGGTGCTACTGGAATTGCCTGCAATGCCTTTGGGCGCATCTTTGTGGGTATTGAGCAGAACGAAGAATATTTCAATATGGCGGTTGCTCGCATGAGACTTGCATATGCACAACCGCCACTGTTCAATGAAGGCGCAGTCGGGCGAAAGTCGCCCAAAACGATCAACATGTTTGAAGGGGTTTAAGATGAGTTCATTTAATGCCGGAGAAAGGCTGATGCAGCTTGCTGACCATATAGGCAATCTTCCTCACGTCCGAAAAAGGATGAAAGATTCCTATGAGCATGGCTTCAATATGTCTGAATATGCCCTTACGCAAGAGGGGTGGTTGCCTGACGATCCCAACAGTGCGCACGTTTGCAAAACAGTTTGCTGCATTGCCGGAGAGGCAGTGAGGCTATTTGCGCCGAAGGAGTTTCATTACGACTGCAATTGGGAAAAAACTGCGAGAGCGGCGCTATGCATTGACTTCAATGACGCAGTGGTACTGTTTGGCGGTGGGTTCGCCCCGAATAAGCCAATGTACGCAATCACACCAAGCCAGGCGGCGGACGGAATTCGCAAAATGGCCAAAAAATATATGAACCGCATCGCATATGATGTATATAAATAGGTAGAAACGTTTGACACGGCATGAACGTTGCAATAGATTAGACGTTCGGGAGTTTTTGGTTCCTTTCCTCTCGAACTAGCGCTTATGGCCGCGCTCTGGCGCCTATGGCCGCGCTCTGGCGCTCCACTGTTTGCCCGCAGTGGGGCGCCTTTTTTATTTGGCCTGCACCACGTTCAATGGTATAGTTGGCCACTAGGAAAGTGAAAAGCAATGAAGCGAATGACGCGTATCATATTGGTGTTTCTGGCGACAATAGGCACTTGCGCACTTGTGTCTCAATGTATGGCAATTAGGGGGGAAGTGGCATGAGCGCTTACATTTTGCCGACCGGTAACGTGCAAATCAGCTTTAGTGGTGGTCGCACCAGTGCTTACATGCTGCACCAAATAATTGAGGCAAACGCTGGGTTGCCTGAGCGTTGCCGGGTCGTTTTTTCTAACACGGGCAAGGAGCGGCCCCAAACTCTGGATTTTGTTAGAGAGTGTGGCGTCAGGTGGGGGATCAACATTGTTTGGGTCGAGGATGGTGATCGCTCTGACGGACCTATTTTCAGAACAGTGTCTCACGATTCTGCCAGCAGGGATGGGGAGCCTTTCGAGCGGCTCATTCGCCGGAAAAAGGCATGCCCAGACCAATCTAAACGATTTTGTACCGAGCACCTCAAGATACTGCCAGCGCGCCGCTACCTGATCTCTGAGGGCTGGAAGGGCTGGACTAACGCTGTTGGATTTCGGGCCGACGAACCTACCAGGCTAAGGGCGTCCCCGGATAAGCGTGTCGTTAGGTGGTTTCCGCTCGCAGACGCAGGGGTGTCCGTTCGGGATGTATGGGACTTTTGGGAGACGCAACCCTTCGATCTCGCTCTACCTAAGGGCGCCGGAAATTGCACAGGTTGTTTTTTAAAGTCTGAAGCACAACTGGCCGCGTTAGCGCGAGATGAGCCCGATCAACACGACTGGTGGGAGCGGATGGAGGCTTTGGCGTCCAGTTTAGCTTCGTCCGGAGTGGCGAGGTTCCGCTCTGAATATTCCCGTCAAACGCTCAGAGAAATGGTGGAACGTCAGGGCGATTGGATATTCGACATGGAGGGGGCTCTCTGTCAGGCGAATTGGGGTGAGTGCAATGGCTGAATCAAGCGCCTGCGACCGCTGCCAGCCAGACCTCCTTTATCCCGCTACACTACGAAACTCTAATTTGTGGGATAATCAGTTAGGCGCGTAGCCCCGGCGCTTGCGCTCCGCCTGCCAGGCTTTCTCTTTAGCCTCTTCCCGCATCTTGCGCTCAGCAGCTTCACGCTCCTCGCGTAGACGGTTCTCACGATTGCGGCGATCAGCGTCAGTCTCACCGCGCTTGCGTGTCTCGATGCCGCTTTTCTGTGTTGCGCCGGTCATTGTATCGCTAAGCTTCTTGAAGGGGTTCATGTGTGTCTCGTCTGATTTGGAACGCGGGAACGTCTGAAGCATTTATAGCACACTGTCTCCGGCTGTCCAGCGCCCGGTTTACCGATAGGGACATTTACGCAGTGTCACTACGCTTTCTGGCCGATATTTACCGAGCGGGATAAATGTATCACATATGACATGTATCACAATGATATGTATCAGATATGATATGTATCACAATGATATGTAAAGAAAACGGAGATTCCTTTGCACGTTGTCGGGACATGTAAAGAAAACGCGATAATCTTTGCACGTCGATGGGCCATGCATTGCCT